ATGGTGCTTGGACTCGTCCTAGCCGTGAGCTTCTTACTCGCGTGCTCGAAGGACTTCACCGACTCTGAGGGGAGAACCATGCTGACGATTCGAGTCACGGCCGATACGAGCGAAGAGCTAGACGCTACCGTAAAGGTCCTCGAAGAGACTCTAGCCAACGTTCAGCCGACGCAAGGCGGACACGGACAATACGGCTACCCGAAACCGGGCGTATGGAGAGAAGTAAGGGCCGAAGTTCCCTAGCTGGCCTAGAACACAAAAAAGCCCCCTCCGGAAATCCCGGAGGGGGCTCTTCTTGTATTCACTCGTTATGCCGACTCAGCCACACGGACAGCAGACCTAGACCGACAGGAAAGACGACCAACCAGAACGCTTGAATCCACACGCTCACGGCACTTCTGTCCCTTCGGGCGTCACGACGTAGGCCACTCCCGCCCCGGCTGCCAGCTTTCTACAGCCGTAGCACATCTCCCGCGTTACGTAGAGCGTTGATCCGGGGAGGTCGTTTCGATCGCAGTAGAGAAGCGCGTTCGCCTCAGCGTGAATCGCAATGCAATTGGAGTAGTCAGAACCGGGCGCAACCGAAGAGCTTCGCCTAGGACATGTATCGCATCCGGGTTGACCCGGAGGCGCACCGTTGTAGCCCGTAGACCGAACCCGATTCCCCGTGTCGACAACAACCGCACCCACCTTCGATCTAACGCAGTCCGACCGCACGGAGACAACCCCCGCGATCATCAAAAAGTATTGGTCCCATGTCGGTTTCTTCATCCTCGTACACATCCATTGCGTCTTGAGTTCGCTCGTACAAAACGTCTGCTTCGATATCGTTCACACGATCTCCCACCAAAACGGCGCTTCCAGCGTGTCTAGGATTGGCTCAAGGTAGGCGTGAGGATCTGCCCGGAACAGCTCGATATTCCACGTCGGAACGTTGATCCGGGTCTCCCCGTCCTGGTGATGAATGATGACCAGCATTACCGCTTCCGTTCTGTCTCCGGGTACTTCTCAGCCGTGATCGTGTGGTTTCGCGCGTTGCCTTTTGTGTCCGTGCACTCCGGAACTGAGAAGTGCGTAACGCCTTCGGCTACGCTCAACATGCCGTGTCGGATTCCGTGCTCACACGGGGAAATCCGGCGAAGGGTCACCGTTGACCGCTCTACCGGAGCTACGTAGTTACTCACTGAGCCTCCCGGAACTGTTCTGTTGTCTCCGCCTTGCCTTCCCGGCGTTCTCGTCTCCGGGTCCGCCGCTTCACCTTCGCGGTAGCTCCGGCACGATCGAACGAGCAAAGAAGCCTTCGCCACTTGCTATGAACGTCTTGTTCGTCCCCGTCTTTGCTCCGCCGTTTCATCGGTTCACCCTCTGGTAGCCAAGAAGAAAAAGGTTCGAGTCCAGCCAATCCCAAACTTCGCAGTCCGGAGAGCAGCACTCCGAAAGATGCTCGAAGTTCTCTTCGATCAGCTCGAAAAGCTCTTGCCGGGTCACCTTCACAACCTGTACGTCCATTGCCTCTCCTAGAATTCAGCGCCGTAATCCGGCAAGCTTCCCCATGAGCGGATACCAAGATCCGTGTCCGTGCCAATGAACACGTCTCCCATTTGCTCCGCCATGAGTCCGGCGATTTGGTCCGCTCCCCACTGCGCATGTTCAGCCGGGAGGCTGGCTACAACCTCGTCATGAATCGGGAGCCGCAAGTACGGCGTGAATCCGGCCTTGTGAAGCCGGACGAGTCCGCGACACGTCACGTCCCGGCTCGTGGACTGGACGAGGTAGTTAAGCGCGCTGTACGAGCGGTCCGGATCAACCGGCAACCGGCGACCCGAAGGGGTCGTAATGAACCCGTTCCGGGTGCCTTCGCTCTGCAATTTGCGGGACAGACGAGCAACGCCCGGATACTGCTTATCGAACGCTTCGACTACTTGCTTTGCTTTCTCAAGCTCAATACCGGTTTGCGCGGCAACCGTCTTCGCGCCTCCGCCGTAGACCCTGCCGAAGTTCACGGTCTTGGCAATGTCCCGTTCCTTCTTGTTGTTCTCCTTCGTGATGTGATCCCCGAAGGCCGCTCGCGCGGTCATCAGGTGAAGGTCTGAGCCATCCTTGAACGCCTGAATCATCGTGCGATCACCGGAGAGAGCGGCCAACACCCGGAGTTCCTGAGCTTGGTAGTCGATACCTCCCGGACGGTGGTCTTCCTCCGCCAGGAAGCAACGCCGGATCATCCAATCCTTCGACGGCAGCGTTTGAGCCGGAATGCCGGTGATGCTCATCCGGGCCGTACGAGCCCTGAGAGCGTTAATGTTGGCGTGGCACCGGTCGTTGGCGTCTCGGTTCGCAAGGAACCCGTCTACCCACGTCTGACGCCACTTGCGCGCCTTCTTGGCTTCCTTGACTGCGGTAGCGAACTCGTTTCCCTCGTCCGCCAGACGATCCAACAGAACCTTGTCTACCTTGCGCTTGCCGGTAGGCGTTCGGTCCTTGATCTTCACGCCTTGACCTTCGAGAACGTCGGCTACTTGCTCCGTGGAGTTCACCGACTCGCACCCGTACCGGGCCGCTACCCCTACGTAGTGCTCCTCATCGCGCGAGAGACGTTCTGAGAGCCCCTGAGCGTATTCAACGTCCAGTAGGAAGCCGGTCCGCTCCATGTACGAGCACACTTCGGCTACCTCGTGTTCAAACCCGATCAGCTCCCGCGAAGACTGCGGAACGAGCGGGTAGAGCTTGGAGGCGAGACGAGCGGCAAGGATCGTGTCCATTCCCGCGTAAAGGTTGTACTCCGGGTGCTCAAGATCAATGGCAGCCCAAATCTTGGCCTTCGTCGTCTTGTACTCCTTGGCGAGTTTCGCCATGAGCCCCTTCACGTTCTCGGCTACCTCCGGGTCAAGGTAGTGAGCCGTGAGCTGTTCGAGCCCTTGTCCGATTCCGCCTTCCTCAACCCCCCGAGGGTCAACGAGGTGAGCGAGAATCCGAGTGTCCAAGACCTTCGGCCAAAGTTCCTCCATCGTCACGCCTAGGTGACGGTCGAAAACCTGAAGGTCAAAACCTCCGTTCTGAAAGACGAGCCTCTGAATGCCCCGGAGGGCACGGCGGGCGTCTTCCTCGAACTGCCCGCCGTGCTCAACCGGAAGAACGTAGGACTCGTGAGGATTGCCGAACTGTACGAGCCGAAGGCCGAACTCCGGCCCGTACATGTCCAGCCCGGTAGCTTCGCTGTCTACCGCGAGGCAGCGAAGGTTTCCGCGCACGAAGTTTCGGAATGCCTCTAGGTCTTCTGTGTGCTCAACGACGTTGACCGTGACGGGTTCCCCTGCGACGTTCGAGCGGTATTCCTTCACCGCCCCTCCCTTCTAACGTTTCGCGTGTGTCAACCTTCGGACAGAGTTCGAAGAGCCTTCTTCAGCTCGTGAAGACTCCGCTCCGCCGTGAAAGCACGCGCGCGCATTTCGTCGTGTTCTTCGATCAGGTCGCGGTTCATGGTCCGTACGTCCTCAAGTTCGCCGCACAGCTCCGCGTTCCGGGCGACGAGTTTTCGTTCTGTATCTTCGGCAGTGTTCTTGTAGGCGTCGCGTTCGAATTCGAGCCCTTCGGCTCGTTCCTTCCATCCGAATGCCTTCACCACGAGTTCAGCAATCCGTTGGTCCCGGCTGTCTCGCTCGCGCCTCGCGTTGTCCCGTTCCTCGTACCCAATTCGCGAGACGTATTCGACGTTCTGAGCCTCGCGCTCCGCAGCTTCGGCGCGGTCTTCCTGCTCACGGCGCATGTAATCCGCTACCCGGACACGCTCGCGCTCGTCCTCGTACGCACGCTCGAACTGATTACGTTCCATGCGAAGATCTGAGATCTCCTGGCGAAGCTCCCGAATCGTCGCTTCGTTCTCGGACTCAAGCTCACCTTCGAGACACAGCATGTAAATATTCCCGTTCACCTCGTGGTCAAGCTCGACCCCGTACGGGTACTCATGAGCAGAGACAGCCGAAATCACTGTTCCTCGCGTGCCGCGAAGATCCTCGTCATCGGTGATGACGCCAAGCTGTACCCGGTCCCCATAGCCGTACTTCATCGTTACTTATCCTCTCCGTAGAAGACGATCAGAACCGCCATAGCGATTACCGCAGTGACGAACGTCCAGAAAGCAACCGTCTCAAGCATCTTCGCTCCCGAAGGGGGTTGAAGGGATGTCCTGAACGCTGTTCGGCGCAATGTCGTTGAGGTGGACCAACACGGCTCCGGCGAACTGCCGAATCTCAGCGTCCGCGTGTGTGCTCCATCGCTTTTTGAGAACGTCCCGCCAAGCCCTGAGATTGCCTGAGACGACAATCCGAGTCTCAAGCCCTCCGGGCATGACTGCCCGTGCTGCCTCGCGAGCTTGCTTCCGGGGAAGACCGGCGTTCCTCAATCGCTCTACAAGCCGTTCATAGATCCCCGATGCCTCATCCTCTGCTTCTGTCAGGTCTCCGATTGACTCAGCCCACGGGAGCCCTTCCAGCTCATCGAAACCGGGCGGAGTCACAATGTCGAAATCTTCCACGTTCACGAACCGTTGTGACAGCTCCGAAAAACTCAAGTGCCGATGCCGGATCAACTCGTGTGTGAGCGCGCGGCTCACGCCTTCCACGTAGAAGGATGCGCTAGAGTGCTCAAGCACGGACTCATGTCCTTGAGCAAGAATGTTCGCCAGGTAGTCCGCGTTCTCCCGCGTGGCAGGGTTCGGCTTGTGGAACGACTGATAGCAGGAACGGCCCGCGAACTCCGCCAGGGTGTCAGCGTCCCAGTCCTCCGGGTTGGTCTCCATCGTCAGCCCCTCCGGTCCTGCGGTCTTCATGAACTCCGCAGGATCAAGGCAAATACCATCCCGTTTCCCCAACGGTCCGGAGTAGCCAGCCTGAATACCAGCGTTAAGCACGGTGTGCGCGAGCAAAGTAACCTTCAACGTCTCTCCTTCGAACGGAAAAGGGGCGGAGCCCGAAAGCTCCGCCCCGTTTTGCGTCTGTCAACTAACGGACATCACTTGCGGAACTGAGGCTTGCACTGCTGATCGCGATTGCGCTCCGTGCAGAAGAACCCCTTGAAAGCCTTCCCGTCCGACTCGCGAACCCAGCTCTTCCACTGCATCTCACCGTGAGCGCAGAACTGCTGCTCTCCGTTCGGTGCCTGCTGCTGAGGGGGCTTGCTCTCCTGCTGCTGCGGAGCCTGCCCGCCGTTCCCGGCGTTCTGCGGAGCCTTCGGCGTCCCGCCGTTGTTCTCCTTGTTCTTCTCCTTGTCCGCAGCCACCGAACGCGGGAAGTAGTTCCCAACCTTCGCGGCCACGTCCAACAGCTCCTTAAGCTCGTTCGCGTAGTCCTTCATCTGCGCGAGCGTGTCCGGAACGTCGGTGCCGTCAATCGTGATCCACGGAGCGTCATAGCCCGTGCCTCCCTTGAGGGTCACGCGAACCTTGTTGTCATCACCGGACTTGGTAGCGGGAGCGTTGTTGTTCTGAATGGGAGCCTCCGGAAAGTCGTTGGTCTGGGGGGTCTCGTTGGTAACGGGAGCGTCGGCGAACGGGTCAGTCATGATGTAGTTCCTCTCTACGTGTTTTCGCGTGTGTCAACTAACGGGCAGGTCAACGGACCGGGCAAGCGCCCGAAGCGCAGTTCTCATCAATGCCGTCTGCCACGTCCCGCCGAAGGGACGCCTCGTACTCGTCTCGGGTCATCCGCTCGTACGGAGCCTGCGGAAGCGACGTTTCGGGGAACACGGTTGCTCCCTTGAGCCTCCCGCCGTACTCAACGAGCGTGTCCGCCAACTCGTCCACGGCGTAAGCGTCCGGATCAACGTTGACCGTGTAGCTAACCGCGTTGTCTGCCCAAAGCTCTTGGTAGAGCGCCTGGACTTCGAGCATTTCCCGAAGGGAAACCTCCGCCGCTGATTGAACGATGCTCTCGGCTTCGTCCTCCCCGTACCTGGCGGCAACGTCGGCAACGAGGGAGTCCTTCGTAGGGATAGAGACAACCGCCGTGTTCGGCGCGTACTGGCAGTCTTCGACCGTGTAGCCGTCCGTCGCGTAGCGAAGTGCCGTCTCCCGCTGGTCAGGATCAACCATGCTGAATCGGATACGCCTCGTGAAATACTTCGCGAAAATGGGGTGCACTCCCTCGCTCACCCCTGGCATTTTCGCAATGGTTCCGGTCGGTGCCACCGTCCTTTTCTTCACCGGGACCGGAATTCGGAGAGCGTGAGCGTAACCCACTGCCTCCCGCTCAACTTCCTTCGCGCACAACGTCAGAAGAACCCGGATGTCCTCATCCTGCGGAGCGTCCGAGTAGCGGACTCCGAGGTTCGCCAGCATGGACGCAAACCCGAAGTGACCGACGCCAATTCGCCGGTTTCGAGCGAGCGTGTCCGACTGCTTCGGATCGTTCACATCTCCGTACGTAGCGCGCATGAGAAAGCGAGTCATGAGCTGGTGAGCGTGAAGCATCTCGTTTACAAAGATGTCTTCGTTCTCTCCGACGAACCCGGCAAGGTTGATGTGTCCGAGGTTGCAGTTCTCCCAATTCTCAAGCGGGATCTCTCCGCAAGGATTCGTAGCGATGACTTCGTTTGGCTCACCCTCGTTGGAGAGCGTCGAATCCCAAAAACCCGGCTCACCGTTAGCCAGCATCCCGGCTGCAATGTCATCAATGACGAGGGCTTCCGGCCAAAGACCGGCCGTCACGGCATCCCAAAAGTGGGCGTCAACCTCAACGCTGATATTGGTTGTCCAGTGTTTTCCGGTCTCTTCCTTGCACTTCAGGAACTCCCGGATCTGCGGATCGTCGTAGCGCATGATCGACATACGAGCCGACCGGCGATTACCTCCGCTCACTACGCACTTCGCTACCGCGTGGTCAATCTCCATTGCGTCCATGCCGGTAACCCGTGCGTCCGGGTACTCCGTAGCCCGGTTCATCACCGTGGCAACCTCGGAGAGCATGACCGCCAGGGGGAGCGGGCCGCTTGCTCGTCCGCCAAACGTCTTGAGACGAGCGCCTTCCTGCCGGACCCGACTCACGTCGTAAACGCGGTTCTCGTTCTTGGCACGTCGGTAGTACGTGCTGAGAAGGTCCGTGAGAGCCGCTGCCCAACCTTCCCGGCTGTCCTCCACTTCGAAGGTTCCCGGCCACTCAGAATCGTACTCAGACGAGAGAACGCCTGCTTCCTTCATCTGCTCGTAGTCCGGGTGCTCCGGGTCGCACACGACGTGAACCCGGTAGTCCGATTCAACGGGCGAGTACTGCTGAAGATATCGGTTGCTGTAGTTGGCTCCGACGCCTCCGCCTTCCATCAACCTCAAGAACGTGAACTCGAAGTGATCCCAGAGGTTCGCGCCCCAACCGGAGACGTGACAGTTGAAAAGGTATTGCCTGCCACCGACTCCCGAAGCCCAGAGGTGACGACCTGCCGGGAGGATCTGGAAGTTCTCCATCATCCGAATGAGTTCGTCTCGCTCGTCCGGCAAATGGTGCTTCGGGTCAACAAGCGCAAGGTTCCCATCCACCACGCGGCGGACCGTCTCCGGCCACTGCTCTTTACTGCCATCCTGCTTGGTGCGGCTGTACGTCCGCTCGTACACAACCTGCCCGGTAGGGCCGAAGTTCGTCATGCAATGTCCTTCCCGAAGTCGGAGTTTGCTCCGGAGCCGTCGAAGTCTCCGGCGTAGTCACGAGACTTCACAACCTGAGCGGTTGAATTCGAGATCACCGTTCGCGTTCCCGGTCCGTCCTCGTACTCAACGTGCCTCGCACGGTGTGCCGTATTCATCGCGTCTGTGAGAGCGTCCACGGCTCGCGTGAGCTGCCTCCGGTGCGGAGGGTCCTCGTTGTCTCCGCCGTACTTCGCCATGATGATTTCTAGGTAACGAGGGCACCGTTCCGTGAGGATTTCGAGCCCTTCAAGGAAGTTGTCCTTGTGAACGGACTCGTGTTCGGGCGGTTTCTCGTCCACGAACAATGCCTTGAAGACCTTATCCACGGACTTCCGGATCTCGGCAGCTCCGTACTCAACCGCTCCAATGAACAGCGCCTTGCTCTGCTTCTCCCGAAAGACGGCTTGCGCCCCGATCCTCGTCAACGCCTCCCGCCTGCCGTCGCGGTCCCTGTCTGCTACGTCCGAGATGTAATTCTCGGTTTCAAGCAGAGTCACCCAAATCTCTTGTTCGATATCGTCGGCTTCCATCACGTCGGAGTGCTTCCAGCCGAGATAACCGGCGACGCTCCGAACGTCGCCGTGAATATCCATATGCCGTTCAGTATCCGCCATTACCCCTCGTTTCGCGTATGTCAACTATCAGACCTGGTAAGTACGGCCTTCGACCGTGAACTTTCCGGCGTTGATGGATACCGGCTGTGCGTCAACGTGCCTGCCGTCAACGTGGACGATGCAAAAACCCTGCTGCCAATTCGCGGTTCCGCCCCGGAGATATCCGGCAGCCTTCATGTTCATGAGGTTTCCAACCTCAACGCCGGTCACCGTCTGCTTAATCTTCGCGTCGTAGCCGACGCTGTGAGAGCCCTTACCAAGTCGGTGAGTGTGCCCCATGATGACGGACGATCCGAACCGCTTTGCGGCGTTCAAGGCCGTGTTCCCAGCAATCTGGGAGAGCTTGATTCCGCCAACGTGCCCGTGAGTCACAACCCAATTCGGAGCAATCTCGTAGAAGTCCGGAAGGTGCGTGATCCCAAACGAGTCGAAGTCCAAGAGCGTGCTCATGTCGAAGGCTCCGGACTCCGCCAGAGCAGGCGCGTACTTGCTCAGGTACACACGGGGACGAAGATCGTGGTTGCCTTCCACGATGCCTACCGGACCCTGATAGACGTTCCTCAACGGCTTGAGGAAGTTCTTCTTGGAGTACTCAGCGTCCTTGAAAACGCTCCCCTCGAACTCCGCAGCCGTTCCCTTCGTCCACCGGGACGGCTGGGGGAAGTCCACCAAATCGCCAATCTGAATGACTTCGTCCGGCTTGTAGCTGCCCACGAAGTTGATTACCGCCTTCATGGCGCGCTTATCCTCGTAGGGCATCTGAGTATCGGAAATGATGACGTACGACTTACTCAATGGCTCTCCTTGTTCGTGCCGAAAACTCTTGACGCTGTAGCGGGTTTAGGAACGATCCCGAAGAGCTTTGAGCAACCGACGAACGCGAATGTGCATCATCGGGAGGTAGGCTGCGATGTCTTCGATCTCTTCGAGCGTCATTACGAGCAAGTCCGGAAGCGGCATCGCTTCGAACTTTTGATAATCGCCTTCGCTGTACTGCTCCTGTCCGACACCCTTAATCCGCTGCGAGACTCGCTCGTTCATCTTCGCGGCGTACTCCGCCAGGGCGTCGCTCGTCATGCCGAACGAGGGAACCTCGGTATCCTCGGGAGCCTCGTAGGTCTCGTAGTCGTCTTCCAGCTCTTCCACCGGAGCGAGAGATTCAATCGGCTTCACGACGGCAAGGCCGTTCACGTCAACCGTGTAGTTCCCTCCGAGTTCGGCACCGGTAACCGTGCCGATAAGCCCTTCACCGTTGCCCGACACGATAACTACAACGTCGCCTTCTTCGTACTTCACTTGCCCACCTTCTCCTTCAGAGCGTCCGGCCCGTTGTTCTGAATCTCCGAATTAACGTCTTCCCCCGGAGCTGAAGGGATAATCTTTGCGTTCGGGAGCGTCTTTGCCAGCTTGTTAGCGAACTTCATTCCGGGCTCGTCTCCGTCCGCCAGGATGAAGACCGTTTCATAGCCCCGGAACAGCTTCCGGAAGTGTGTCTTCCATGACTCAACGCCAGCAATTCCTACGGCTGGAATACCATTCGCAGTTGCCGTGATTGCGTCAATTTCGCCTTCACAAACCGAGATCGTGTCTTCGTTTTGATGGACGGCTAGCGTGTTGAAGATCCGGGGAGAATCCCCCGGAGTGGACATGTACTTACCGTGCGTCGGATGCTCGCAACCCGGCTCAACGCACCGGAAACGCATGGACACGACCGACCAACCGGAGCCCGGAGACCAGCGCATGTACGGGATAGCGAGCATTCCGCGAAACATGTCATGACCAGGGAGCGGCTCTGCCGCGTACCCGAGACGAAACTTGTTGGCCGTCTCGGCGCTGATTCCCCGACTCTCCAAATACCTTTCTGCGGGACTTCCTGGCAGGCTCTCCCGATACCGGCTCGTTGCCTCCCTCAGAAAAGTTTTTTGCACGTCGGACAGCTTCGGCACGGCTCACCCCCTCCATTCTTCGAATAATGCTTATGACGTTGCCCTTGAATCCACACGCCATACACTTGACGGCTCCGACTTCGAAATTGACGGAGCAAGAAGGCCGGTCCTCTGCGTGCGAAGGACAGAGGCAAGGATTCCATTCCTTGCGATCCTCGGGAGGTTCCCAGCCGGGAAAGTAGAGTTGGAGAACTTTAGTGATTGCGCTTGCGTCGTCCACCTTCCGAAACCTCCGAAGGGCTCAGAGTCCACGTGTATTCGTAAACCGGAGCGTCTACGATCTCGTCAACGTCGCTCATGTCAGAGAACGTCACCGTGATCTCAAAATCCCCATTTCGAGCTTGAATCTTCCACGAGAAGTAGCCCTGAAGGCCATCGTGGTAATCGGCTCCGTGCTCTTCCCCGATTTCGGAAAGTGCGTTCAAAACGTCTTGACGGGTCATCGTCTCTCCTTCGCGTCTGTCAACTAACGGCCATAAATGACACGGGTAGCTACCGGATGCCGGATGTACTCGGCTGCCCGTTCGAGTGCGTCCGGATCATCCCTCAAGTGTCCGAGAACGTCTCGGTTGCATGGCTTACAGAGCAACCCGCGTACGCATGTGCCGCACGTTGGAGGCTCCGGGCAACAGCCGTGATCGTGGTCAACCGCCAAGCGCTTACGCCCGGTGCCCTTCGCTCGTTGGCAGATGTAGCAGCGTCCGCCTTGAGCCTCGTAGAGGGCTTGGTACTGCTCTTCGGTGATCCCGTACGTCTCCCACACGTACCGGGCTCGTGATGTCTGCTTGCGCTCCCTGAGCTTGGCTCTGTGGTGCGTGTAGCACCGGGGACCGGCGTAGGGAGCCGGACGCTTGCCGCCAGGCTCACAGTCCTTGCAGTTGCCCGTGTTCCGGGGCTTGGCTCGTCTAGCCATTGGCAGCCCACGCGAACGGGTCTGCCTCGTCTGCGGTCTCGGCTACCGGCCGGTTCCACTCCATGCCGGGAAGACTAAAGTCCTTGATCTCCATCTTCTCCCCGTTGAACATCAGTTCCGCGTAATCCTGCCCGGACGGGTCCGCCTTACCTCCCCTATTTTTCACCGTGCTTGCTCCGAGCATGTCCGATTGCCGGAAGAGCGTAAGGACTAGCTCCGGAACCCTCGTGATCTGGTTCTTGACTCCATCCAACGGGATCGGTTGATCCGCGTTGTTGTACTTCCCGGTGACATGGTGAAGACCGGCGACACACGAGCCGGTATTCCGTGCCATGTCGTGAAGGTAGTCCATCAAACCTTCAAGTCCGGAAAACGGATCATCGTCCCCGTCTACGCTCTCGGTTCGAACGTTCGTCACGTTGTCAATGATCGTGAGCGCGGGATACTCCCCGTACAGTTCCTCGTACGCTTCAACGGATTCTTCGATCGTGTCCAGCGTCGGAGACGCCTCGTACTCAAAGCGAATCGGGATGCCCTCAAGGCTGCCCGCCAACGTCGCGAAGTCATCGTTCAGAATCGCTCGCTCCGCTGCCTCCGTAGTGCATCCGGTCTCAATGCAAACCGCACGGGTCAACTGTGTGAAAGCGTCGCTGTCCGCAGAGAAGTACAGGCACGGAACCCGACTCTTGAGAGCCTTCGTGAGGATGAAGGCACTCTTCCCGGTGCCCGGACCGGCAACCACTAGGACGAGCTGCCCGCGCTTGAAGTGCGTTCCTTTCCCTTCGAGCGCCTTAAAGACTGTGGGCAGCGGTTCACCCGCTGCCCCTCGAACTCGCTTGCTCTGAATTAGGCTGTAGATTGCTACCCCTCCCTAGCAAGACTCAGGTTGGAAAGCAACTCTTCCGCGTTTTGCTCGTACCACTCGTCTACGAATCCGTCTCCGAAAACGTTCTTCAACCAGCGGATAATTACTGTCTTCTCAGTCATGCAACCAACCAGTAGATGAGAGCGCCGAAGAGTCCGGTAAGAAGAATCATCATCCAAAGGACGAAGACAACGGCCATGCGATTAGCGGTCTTATCGTTCATTCGTGTTCCTCACCTGCTCTACGTGTTCAAAGGTTGCGTAGCCTGTCCGAAGCCATCGTTCCGGGCGTTTGGATGTCGGATGCTCGTTCTCTCGCCAGATCCAACCGATTCCGTCTCTCAGGTACCGCGTACCGCAGATAACCCGTTCTTCGCTCACCGACTCACCAAGCTTTCAGGCGTGCAACTTCGGCTTCTAGTTCTTCGATGCGGGCAAGCAACTTTTGCGTGTACCCGTTCAGGCAATCAACGCTAGATTCGACGCGGCTACCGGAGCCGCTATGCTGACTAAACCGGTGAACGTACAGATCAACCGTGTACGGCTTGATATCGAACTCTTCGGCTGTGCGGTCCCGTCCGTACTGACGATGAAAGAGCAGGAAATAGTTCTTCTGCTCCCGAGTCCACCTATTCGCCATTCTTGCCCCTTTTCGCGTGTGTCAACCAACGGGCCGCAAGTCAGTACCGCTCTCCGAAGGCTGGAAACTCCGGCGAGTAGATGTCAATCAAGCTGCCATCCTCGTTCTTCGCGGTGAACGAGTGAGGAGTACCGCAGCACTCACAGCCGAGAGCGTTACTCTGCTCCCCGGTCACGCGCTCCCACTCCGCGATTGCCTCACGCATGGACAGCCCCGTTCGCGTCGCCTCGGAGGCGAGAGCGCCGAGAAAACGCCCGTCATCGTCCGCCAGGCGGTACCCGAGCCTGTCCGGCTCCTGGTTGGCGTACCAACCGACGGACCAACCGGCACGCTCAAGCGCGTACCAATCCTCGTCCGACAGCCACCAAGAGCCCCCGGAGTTGTTCGAGCTGTACTCAACCGTGATCGCAGCCATGATCTCTCCTTCATTTTCGCGTCTGTCAACTTACAGGGTAAAAAAAGAGCAGGAAGCGTTGACCGGACAGAATCGGCACTTGTCCGGCTCAGGGTCCGGCGTGAACTCTCCGGACTTCACTCCCTCGTCTAGCTTCCGGAACTCGTCCGCCAGGGACTCATATCCCCAATCAGAGAGCTTGTACGGGACCGTAGGCTTACCCTTCCGCCCCATCCAATAATCCCCGGTCGTGATTTCCTGCCCGTACGTCTGCCGGATCGCTTCCGCGTACACGGCAAGTTGGAAGTCGTCACCGGGATTGTTGCCAGTCTTGTTGTCTCGAACGATGACCCCGTGCTTCGGGTGCTCTACTACAGCGTCAATGTAGCCCCGGACCCGAACGCCTTCAAGGTCAATGTTGAAACCAAGCTCAATACCCGGCTCCCCGTCCGGGGTCATCCAAATGACCTCGGAGGGGGCGGCATTCTCGTAGTAGTTGATGTACCTCTCTACCTGCTCCAAGCCGAGAGAGAACCGACGTTCGATGTCGGCTTCTCCCCGGTAGGGACCGGAGGCAAACCAGTAGTTGAGGTTCGGAGTCTCTTCCGCGAGCCGGTTCGTATGCTTGGCGTAGGAAGCTTTGTACACGTCCTCAGCGTCCGCCAGGGGCATTGTCCGCCCCGACCGCTCGTACTCTTCCGCTGCCTCGTGTACTGCTAGTCCTTGAGGCAACCACGCTGCCGGACGCTCCCAGACCTTCTCCACGCGGTGAAGGTAGTAAGCGTACGGGCAGCGCATCCACTCCTTGTACTGCGAGACGGACCGGGGGGCGGTCATGCCGCTACAACGTCCCCGAGTCCGGCAGGCTCGTACTCCAAAAGAACAGCCTCCCCGAATCGCATTCCCTCGTCTTCAACTTCTTTCCGCTCGATCAGCCGACCGCTCACGCGCTCAATCTCTGCCCGAACCGGTTGGTAGTCGGGGCTGTGGTCCCGGACGGTCACACTTGCGTAGACGTAGAGAATCCCGGACTCCCTGCCGTACCACGCTAAAACTCGTCCCGGTTTGCTCGCAATTTCCCCGGTTGTCGGCTGTACCTGCTCCATGTTTCGGGATTGCCCCTTCCCTTGCGGGGGCCGGATCTCCCGTAAGGAGTGTGCGGCCCCCGGCTTTGCTAACTGTCGGGGAGCTGAGGCAGTTTAGGCGGGAATCTCCATATGTCTATGTTCTCCGCCGTTATCCTCGCTAGCTCGTTTACACGAATGATCAGATCCCCGTCACTGTCTGCCCGCTCGCGATAGGCGTAGCCTCCCATTGGATTACCTTTGGTCGGAGGAATGTCCGGGTGGAATTCCACCACTACGTTATCCCGCTCCAACTTCTTGTAGAAGCCCTGCAAGCGGTACAGCTTGTCTCGGGTCATCCCCTTTCCACCGGTGATCATGAACTCGGCATGATCCCGAAGTTTCCTGTCAGACTGAGACTTGTTGTACTGCTTGCCAGGTTCCCACGGGAAAGCCTCGTTAGCTTGTTGCCGGGGACTCTTCTGGTGAAGAAAGCTACCTTGCAAGACCTTGCTTATGGCCTGCCGGGTAACTCCAAGCTCCGCCGCAACCTGCGATTGGTTGAGCCCCTTGTTCTGCAACGACCGAATCAGGTCCGGCGTGATGTCAGATTCTTTCGGCACTGTTCAAGATCACCTCCAGAACAGGAACCTACACGCCCGTTTCGCGTCTGTCAATTCGATCAAGCTACTTCTCTAGGTCATTTTCCGTGGCTCCTGCGTCACCGTCCGTCCGGCCCTCCAATGGGCGACAGAGGACAGCCTAGGTCGTTGAAACTCGAACTACCACCGTTACCGCTGGTAACCCGGCTGCTTGGTACCGAGTCGTTACGGCTTAACCGTGATCTAGGTGAAGTTGTGGCTCGTTCGTGACCCTCTGTGCGTTAACGGCAAGCCGGACATTTGCGACCCGCTCACGGTGCGCTTGTGATCCGTGACGAGATGCTACCGACTCCTTCGGCGCTCGTCTCGCTCGTCCAGAGCAAGCCGGGTGCCGTGCCAGGTAGCTACGGCCGTCACGAGCAACGCGAGCATGAGGGCTTGCTCAAGGGTCACGTGAGGGCTCCCCTCGTCTGCCAGAGCTTCACAGCCGTCCGCAGCGGCAGCGCTGGCCGGTCGGACCGCCTGGCGGAGTCCTGATGAGCCACGTAGGCAGTAGAGAACTCGTGAGGGTCGCTCACGTACTGATGGAGGTTCCGCGCGATCGTCTCCGTAGTCATGATCTCCCCCGCTCCTTTTCGCGTCTGTCAACCAACGGTGAAAAAGGAAGCCGGGGAGACGATCCCCGGCCTTCTCTTATGCTTCGCTGTCTCTCTGTTGCTCGTCTCTCTTGTTCATCCACATTCCGGCCGCTGTCATCCCTCCGATGACCAGCACTACCGGAACGATGATGTGCCAGTACGAGGCGAAGAACGACACGAGCAACCCGCCAATGACGATTACAGCAGCAATCAGAGACGCCATTTCCTTGTAGTGGTCATCTCGTGTCCGTACGTCCTTCGACATCGTGACTCCCTTGCTCGGCGGATCGTGCGGCCCGGAGGCTACACGACCCGTCCGACATGTCGGGTTTCTACGCCTTCACCCGCTGGTAGCGGTCGTACAGACGGGCGTACTCCCGGTCAATCGGGTGGTGCGGAGGGTGCGGAAGAACGTCTTCCTCGTCCTCGTACCGGAGCACCCATGCCCGGATATCCTGGTCACCGAACGCCGCGCCCATGTCCATGATCCGGTACATCATGTCCACGGCTCCCGGACCGCCTTTGTCCTCCGCAAGGGTGCGGAAGGTGTCGTAAGCGGCCTCGTCCCGGTCGTCGGTCCATGTACGGGTCTGTGTCTCCAAGACCTCTCTCCTTCCTGTCGGCTCTCCGTGAGCCTATGGCAACGCCCGGACAACTCCGGGCGCTCCCGCTAGGCCAGCGGCTAGCACGCTTTCGCGTCCGTCAACCAACGGACACGTTTGGGTACAGCCGTGCTCTCGTCTCGTCCTTGAGACGTTCGACTTCGGCCCGGTACTCCACTAGCTCCCGCTCGTACTGCTCGGAAGCATCTGTGTTCCGGTACCGACGATCGAAGTGGTACGGATGCATAGGCGGCCTCAAGCCCTTGTAGGCAGCGGACCTATGAACCATGCCGGTCACGATCTCTTCCCGCTGCCCTCCGTGGGTTGCGGTCTCAACCTCGGTACCGGACTTCGAGACCTTCACGGCGCTCTCACCGCTGCGCGGCTCGTCTGCGATCACCCAAAGGTGCCCGTGCATGAAGTCTCGGCACCAAACCGTGCCTACTCGCTCAGCACCGGTCTTGTCTGTCCACGTCATCCGGGCTCCCGGCTCGTAGGGCTTCGGCTCGAACTCCCCATCCCCCGGCTTCGGTCCTCTCCGCGACTGCGGAGCCTTCCGCTTGCGCGGAGTCCTGACCTTCTGAGCCTTCGCAATGAGAGCGTCCCGCTCCGCCCGTGCCTTACGGACCGGCTCCGAGTCCTCCGGAGGAAGCTCCGGAAACTGGAAGAGCGTTCCGTTCACCTGGTGCGTTTCAGGCGTTGACATAGCCTCTCCCTTCCCTCTCAGTCTCGAACCCCGTGAACAGCTCCGGAGAGCTGCACACGAGATAAAAGACTGAGTATTAGGCGCATTCCACTATTTAGTTCTCAAAGAACATTCCCTTACGCTCCGAATGACGCTCTGAGCCATCCTCGGTACCGGCTTTCCGGTGGAGCTTTTCGGTTTGTGTGCCAACAACGTTAGCGGTCGGTTTCGCGTCTGTCAACCCGGCTGTTAACCACCGTTGAAGCCGCATCGCTCGTTCACTATCCGGCCCGTGCGTACCTTGTTCTAGCTGGAAGCTCCGGAGCGATCCTGTGCTTTGTTGTTGTAGGTGAAGCCTACCCCGTAGGCTTCGCGTCTGTCAACTAACGGTTCGTTCCCGCGCTTGTGCTATGGCTAGCTGCCGAAACCCTCAACGCTCTAGGGCTTACGCGAACTTCTGAAGTTGACTGAGACCCAATGTAGGCGACGCTTTCGCGTCTGTCAACTCGTCTCCCTGGTGAGTGATGCTCATCACACTTTGGGGTACACAGCCTCGAAAGGTGCTAGTGGGACACCCATAACTAAAGGGAGCGAGAGAGTGAGGGAGCGAAGCGACCGAACGAACGAGCGACCGGCAGCTAGTAGCGCGCTCCCGCGCGCGTTGATTACTCAATCAAGGGCAGCCTTCAGGGCTGCCCATTAGCTAACGGCGGGCAAGCTTGCCCGCCTACTACAGAACGCGCGCCTACGCGCGCGAGAGACCAACCCGAAGCTTTGAAACTTCGGCAGGCGTAGAGACCGCTGTTTTCCCTCTCCTTCCAGCGAAGTGCTCCGTCTGCCGTCGTAACGCCTATCTAGTCACCGCGAAGGGAGTTCCCGTACCGACGTTCGAGAGTGCGGGGCGGCTAGATAGGTTCCATTCTTTTTCGATCGAAAGGTAAGTTCATGACAAAGGGAATTCGGCGTTCGCTAGTCGTGCTCGGAGCACTCCTAGTGTTCGCGGTTATTGTGACTGCGTTGGTTGCCTCTGATATGCCGCTCACAAAGGAATTCGTGGGCACCATTGCCGGTGGTATTACCGGCCTGATTGCCGCCGTCTACGCGGCTCAGTCTCAGGACGAGGCGAAGGCCGCTCGTGATGGTGCGGAGCGTGCGGAGGTTGAGGCCAAGACCGCACGGTCTGAGGCTGGCAAGACGGACCGGGAGCGTAAGCGTGACCGGAAGGCAGCCCGCAAGGGCTGAGAGAGCTTCTGAGGGCTCATAAAGGCACCGTCCCGTGAAAGGGTCGGTTGAGCTTCCGGAAGAACTACATCCCCGACGCCTATCAACGAAGCGCACTTCGGGGATTTTCTAACACGGCCGTTACCGCTGATCGTCACGTAACGGTTCTCTATGGGGTGTAGCTCAACGGTAGAGCACCGGTCTCCAAAACCGGGTGTTGCGGGTTCGAATCCTGCCACCTCTGCTAGCGGCCCTGCCGGGTGAACGTACCTCGGTAAGGCTGCTCACCACTTCGAGAAAGGTTGCTCATGGCGACTCACAAGAAAGACGCTCAGGGCAGGACCAAACCAGGCGGAACGAAAGACGGTCGGAAGTCCGGTCGCGGAGCCAAGCCCGGTCCCAAGCCAAAAAAGTAATTCGGCCCCCTACGGGGGTCACTGCTAAAAAAGTATCTCCCGGAGGGTGTACGTACATGACGAGTAGGCGTACACAGCCTCTCCCGAAGGACTGGCACAGAACCCGCCAGCGGATAGCCCGTAGGGATAAACACCTATGCCAGCTCAACTACCCCGGATGCTGGGGTGAGGTACGCATAGGTAAGGGCGCACATACGGACCACATTGTTCCTGCCTCTGAAGGTGGAACAGACGAGGACTCGAATCTTCGGCACGCTTGCAAGAGTTGCCATGACAAGAAGACAGCTCAAGAAGCAAACGATGCCAAGCCCAAACGGCTCCGCCCTTCGAGCGGAAAGCACCCCGGACTAGCTAGCTGAGGGTGTCCTCACCCTGGGGGTACCCCCCATCAGTGAGGGCGCTCGCACCGGGGGGGAGAGCGGCTGACTTTTTGTGCAAAATTCAAAGTTCCGCACTGTGGAACTGAGTACGGATGTGTGTAGACACATTGACTAGGAGAAACGAGGTTTCAGCATGGCGGTTCTGAACGCTCAGACGATGCCCGTAGACGGCTTCTTGCCGTCGTTTGCGGCCGCTGATTCGGCCGGGGACGAGACGGTTCCGGGTGAAGGCGTGTTCGCGGTCGTCAAGAACGGTGACAGCGCGAGCCACACGGTTACGTTCTCGATTCCGGTCACCGTGCATGGCGCTGTGTCCGTCGCGAAGACCGTTGCGGCTGGTGATGAGGTCTGGGTTCCCCTGCCGGTCCGGAATTACCACGAGCATGGTTCCCGCTCGATCAACCAGACGGCCACGAGTAACGCCACGTGGGCTTATGACGCCGTTACCTCCGTAACCGTCGCTGTGGTCAAGGCTCTCTAGAAAGGTGGTGTTTGCCCGTGGGCATGGCGGGGAGAAAGCCGAAGCCTGACGGGCAGGCTCGCACACGACACAAGGCTACTCACGATCAGACAGAGGTTCCGAACGTCCCATTTGCGGACGGTCCGAAACTTCCGAAGTATCGGCCGGACGGTGAAGCATGGCCACCCGCTACGCGGAAATGGTGGAAATCTGTTAGCACAATGCCTCATTGCGTTCTCTGGGCGGAGAGCGAATGGCAATTCGCGCTAGATACCGCATTCGTCGCTTCGAAGTGGCATGAGGGAGACCTCAAGGCGGCTACGGAACTTCGCAACCGGGAAAAGGTTCTCGGAACTACCTTCGAATACCGGCGAGATCTTCGCATCCGGTACGTAGAGCCTGAACCCGAGGATTCGGGAGCGGAGGTGACACGCCTTGACGACTTCCGGGATCTCTGAGCTTCCAGCGGGCTACTACATCGGCCCGGAGGGTGCTTGGTGCACAATTCCGTTTCCGACCGATGACGAGGCGAAGAGAGAGCTTCTGAGCCGGTCTCTCGGACCGGGCGTGATTCGGTGGGCTCAGGGACAGACGGACGAGCCGGGACTAGTCAACTACCAGACTGGCCAACCGTGGCAGTTTACGCCGGGACAGCAGCGCTTTTTGATCCTCTGGTATGCGATCGGAGACGACGGACGTTGGCTCTACCGCTCCGGCGTGAAGCGCGGAGCGAAGGGAACCGGCAAAGACCCTTTCGGCGCTGCCGTCTGCCTGGCGGAGCTGATCGGGCCGGTTCACCTCGTTGGCTGGGAGAACGGGCGTCCGATCGGGGAACCCCACCGTATGCCGCTTGTTCAGGTGGCGTCGAACTCCGAAGCGCAGTCGAAGGACGTTCTTCGAGTCGCGAATGCGCTATTGCCGCAAGAGACCCGTGATTACTTCCGTATCGACTGCGGAGAGACCCGGACCAACCTCCCCGGAGGGGGACGGCTTGAGCTTCTGACGGCTTCTGAGAAGTCTTCTGAGGGAGACCCGGCAACGTTCATCATGTTGAACGAGTCGCACCACATGACCGAAAGCTCAGGTGGTCACCGGGTGGCGGAGGTTGCCCGCCGTAACGTCGGTAAGAGCCCTGCCGAGATTCAGGCTCGTCTCTGTGAGTTTACTAACGCGCACATGCAAGGGACCGACTCCGTAGCGGAGCGGTCTTTCACCGCCTGGCAGGCTCAGGCTAGCGGGCAGGCGAAGCGGCAAGACATCCTTTACGACTCGTTCGAAGCTCCGGCGAACACGGACCTTTTCAACGATGAAAGCCGGATGACGGGACTTCGAGCCGCCTACGCAGATGCGCCGTGGGCAGACCTTGAACGGCTCTCTGATGAGGTTCTAGACCCCCGTACGAGCGTTGCCGACAGTATCCGCTACTACATGAACGGCTTGGCTACGGCGGAGGATGCTTGGGTTAGCCCTTCGTCCTTCGATTCCCTGGCACGGCCGGACACCGTCGTTAATGACGGGGACCGAATCGCGCTCTTCTTGGACTGTTCGAAGTCCAGCGATGCAACCGGGCTCGTTGGCGCTCGGCTCTCAGACGGTCACGTGTTCGTCTTGGGTGTCTGGCAGCGTCCACACGGTGACCGGGGGAAGGGATGGCTCGCTCCCCGGCATGAGGTGGACACAGCGGTTCGTTCCGCCTTTGAACGCTACGAAGTCGTGTGGTTCGGGGCGGACCCGAGTCCGGCTCGTGACGATGACGACGAACAGCTTTATTGGATGCCGACAATCGACGCTTGGCATCGCGATTTCGGGAAGAATCTCAAGATTTGGGCAATGCCCGGAGCGCAAGGCCATTCCGTTCTTTTCGATATGGCCATGTCCCGCCGTGGAGGCGCGGACCGAAATCGAATGATCACAGAAGCAGCCATGCAAACGGCCAATGATATTGACCAGGAAAACTCACTTACGCATGACGGCTCCCCGGCTCTCCGAATGCACGTTCACAACGCCCGTAGGCGTCCGAACCAATGGGGAATCACTCTCGGAAAGGTGAACCGGGATTCGAAACATCTTGTAGACCTTGCGCTTTGTATGGTCGGTGCTCGTATGGGCCGCCGTTTGGCGCTCAACAGCACGAAGCTTAAGCGTCCGAAGTCCGGACGAGCGGCGTTCACGTAAATGAATGGAGGTGAGATGAGGCGTGGCTCTGAGCGAGAATGCGGCAAGTGAGCAGTTTACCGAAATGCTGAATGTCCGCGAAGCGGAGCGGTCACGGCTGGACAAGATCCATGCTTACCTTCGAGACGAGCAGCCGCTTACGTGGGTTCCGAGTGGTGTTCCTTCGGAAGTCCGGGAAATGGCGCGCGTGAGCCGGGTAAACATGCTCAAGCTCGTTGTCAACGCGGTTACGCAGTCCATGTACGTGGACGGCTTCCGGGCTCCCCGCATGGTCGAAGACGACCCGGTTTGGAACATCTGGCAGCGGAACCGGATGGACTCTCGACAGATTGGCATTCACCGGGCAGCCGCAACGTATGGAGCGGCGTACATGACCGTACTTCCGGGCGAACCCGTACCGGTCATGCGTGGAGCAAGTCCCCGGCTTATGACGGTCGTCTACGGAGACGATGACGATTGGCCAGCCTACGCACTCGAAGAGCGGCGGGACGGTACGTACCGGCTGCTAGACGACACGAGCGCGTACATGTTCGAGCTGAAAGAGCCGGACTATCCGCACGAAGAGCGGAAGGCCGAATTCCTCGGATCGTTCGAGCATCGCGCGGGAGTCTGTCCGGTCATTCGCTTTCGCGAGACCGAAGACTTGGACGATGAGGTAATCGGAGAGGTTGAGCCGCTGCTTCATCTTCAGGACCAAATCAACATCACGACGTTTGGCCTCATGGTCGCTCAGCACTTCGGCGCATTCCGACAGCGCTACATCCTCGGTTGGATGGCTGAGACCGAAGAGCAGAAGCTCAAGGCGAACGCTTCGCAGGTCTGGACATTCGAGGATTCGCCTCAAGACCTCCAAGTTGGCGAGTTCTCACAGACCGACGTTAGCGGGTACATCGAGTCCCGCGAATCGACACTTCGCCACCTGGCGACGGTTTCGCAGACTCCGGCTCACGAACTGCTTGGACAGCTTGTGAACCTGAGTGCGGAAGCACTGGCAGCCGCCAACGATTCGCACCGTTCAAAGGTCATGGAACGTCAGACCGTTATGGGCGAGTCTCACGAACAGTCGTTGAGCCTTGCCGGTGAATTGGTCGGTGAGGACGTAGACCCGACCGCCTACGTCAGGTGGAAGGACACTGAACCCCGAAGCATGGCGCAAATGACAGACGCTCTCGGCAAGCTGGCACAGCAGCTAGGCGTTCCTGAGCGCGAGCTTTGGGAAATGGTCCCCGGTGTGAGTCAACAGCAGGTAGAGCGGTGGAAGACCGCTGCCGACTCAGAACCGGCAGAGCCGGAAGTTCCGGCAGTACCGGAGGCGTAACCCTCCATCCGTAATCGAGCCCCTGAGAAATGCTCTCAGGGGTCTTTTTCGAGCCCTGACAAGGGCGTAGCACCTACCCGACACGGGAGATAAAAACATGTCCGAAGAGACTTCGCAGACCTCCGAGCCTTCGCAGGAAGCCGACGTTCAGGAGAACGCGGAAGCCAACGAGAGTCCCGACACGGGAGAGGTTGACTACAAGGCTGAGGCTGAAAAGTGGAAGGCACTTGCGCGCAAGCATGAGGCTAACGCCAAGTCGAACGCTGAGAAGGCCAAGAAGGCTGACGAGCTGGAAGAGTCGCAGAAGACCGAACAGCAGAAGGTCTCTGACGAGTTGGACCGTCTGAAGTCGGAGAACTCCACGCTCACCGCTAGTCAGACTCGCCTAGAGGTTGCCCTTGATAAGGCACCCGAAGGCATGTCCGTCCCTCAGATTCGCAAGCTTGCGAAGCGTCTTACCGGTGATTCTCGCGAAGACCTGGAAGCCGACGCGGAAGAGCTCTTCGGCGATTTCGCTCCCTCGAACGAGAGCGGTTCAAAGTCGCGTAGGCCGAAGGAGCGTCTACGTCCCGGTTCCGCCCCGGAGGCTGAGCCGGAAAAGTCCCCTGCCGAATTGGCGGAGTCCGTAATCAAGAAGTCGCGCGGGTTCTGACCTTTTCCCTATTCATAGGAGTTTAAGACATGGCGGTTAACAGCCTTACCGCAAAGCAGATTTCTAGCCTGTCGGTTGGTCTGCTGGCTCGTGACCTCATCCTTGCCGGTACCGTGGTTCGTATCCCCGGTGGCGAGTTTGCCGGTGACAACGGCGACACCGTGACCGTTCGGGTTCCGAGCACTTCGAGCGCTGAGGTTCAGGCGAACCCCGGTGACTCGATTCTCTACCAGAACGTCAACGAGACTGCCGTTGACGTGACCATGAACCACATTTACAACGCGGTGAAGGTCTCGGACGAGGCGCTTTCGCTGGACCTGGAGAACTTCGGGGCTCAGGTCACCCGCGTTCAGGTGGAAGCCGTTTCGCGGCGCGCTGAGGACGAGCTTTCGGCCGTGATGAACGGTCTTGCTTCGGACAACGGCAACACTGCTCCTACCGAGACCAACATTGAAGACGAGATCCTGACGGCTCGCGAGACCCTGAGCGCTGCGAACGTCCCGGCTGCCGGTCGTTACCTGGCGGTTGCTCCGGACGTTTCCACCATGCTCTTGAAGTCGGACAAGTTCACTCGCGTGAACGAGAGCGGTTCGGACGACGCTCTTCGGGAGGCCACCATTGGCCGCCTGTACGGCTTCACCATCGTGGAGAGCAACGCGCTCACCTCTACCACTGCGGTTGCGTACCACCGTTCCGGGCTCGTCCTGGCGAACCGTACTCCGGTGATGCCGCGCGGCGCGTCCGACTCGGCTACCGCTTCGGCTGGCGGGTTCAGCCTGCGGCACATCTTCCAGTACGACCCGTCCATCCTGTCGGACGTGTCCGTTCTGAGCACCTTCGCGGGCTCGAACGTCGTTTCGGCGGACCGGGTTTACAAGATCTCTGCCTGATAGTTGACAGACGCGACGAGCGGGAGCCGTTTAGCGGCTCCCGCTCTCGCCTGTCGGAAAGGGATCTATGGAACCGTTGATTACGGTTGCGGACCTTGAAACGCGGCTTGGTAGCTCCCTCGGAGAAACCGAGTCCGCGCAAGCGGAAGCGTTGATTGACGATGCTTCCGCGCTGGTTCGTGACGTTGCCGAAGACGACTTTATTAACGATGACGGCGCGCTTGATGTTCCGCCCGAAATCGTCCCGGTAGTCGCAACAATGGTCCGGCGTTCGATGGAAAACCCGCTAGGCCGGACCGGCGAGACGCTAGGCGATTACAGTTGGCAACAGCAGCCAAGCGGCGGAGCTGGAATGCCCGCGACTCTCTACCCGACTCGGAGAGAGAAGCGGATTATCCGACGTGCCGCAAAGAAGCTTTCTGTTGGAACCATGACGCTTGAGGGCTATCTACCTCACGGCGGGAACTCGTACGGCTCATGGTTAGACGGCGCAATGTGACCGGAGGGAGGTAAAAGCGAATGGTTCGCTACAAGAACGTAAAGACCGGAACCGTTGCGGAATACCCGACTCCGCAGAGGCACTACGACAATTCGATGCGCTGGCAGCGGGTAGAGGACGAGCCCGCTCCGGAGCCTGCCCCGGAGCCGAAGGAAGATCCGGCTCCCGCTCCCGCGAAGCGTGGCAGGAAGCCGAAGGCGTCCGCCGAGAAACCCCCGGAGCTTGAGGAGAACTAATGGCCACCCTTTCCGCTCAGTCCGTGGCAGTCTCCGGGACTGCTCCGACGTACTCCGCTGCCGACTCTGCCGGGGACGAAGCCCCGGTTGGTAACCGGCTCGTTGCGCATGTCCGCAACGCTAGTACCGCTTCGGTCACTGTCACTGTGACGACTCCCGGCACGGTGCAGGGACTCGACATCGCAGACGCGACGCTGTCCGTACCGGCCTCCGGTGAGGGCTTCGTTCCGCTGGACAGCGTGTACCGAGACCCGAGCACGAACCGCGCGGCGCTGTCCTACGACGCGACTACCGACGTGTCTATTGCTGTGCTGAAGATGCCATGATCCGACACCTTCTGAACACTTTTGTAGAGGTTCAGAGGCAGCACACCGAATCTGATGGTATGGGCGGGGAAACCGTCACCGTGGTAACGGTCGGAAGCTTCCCCGCGAAGGTGGACCAAGCCACTCTTCGAGAAGAGTTCATCGCTTCACAGCTTGGTTCTACCCACTCGCACAACGTCTACTTTTCGTCGGATGCCGACGTTCGGCGTGACGACCGGCTCACCGAAGGTGGCCGGACACTTCGCGTGCTTTCGACTACCCGCCCGTCTCGCGCGGTCTATCTCAAGGCCGAATGCGAGCTTCGAGAAAGGGGCGTGTAGTGCCGAGACGACATGCGGAGCTGAAAGGCGACCGCGAGCTTCTGAAGCAGCTTCGCACCGTTCAGCAAAACGCACCGACAGAGACGGCTACGGCTCTTCGGGAATGGGCGAAGGACACTCGCAGGGATGGACGAGACGAAGCCCCGGTTGAGTCTGGGACGCTTCGACGTTCTTTGTCCTTGCGCGTGAACAAGAAAAAGCTCTCGGCGGACGTTGGGTACTGGGGTAAAGGGCTCAAGGAAGCCTTCTATGTGTGGTGGGTTCACGACGGAACACAGCGGATTCAAGGGAACGACTTCCTGAACCGCGCCTTCCAGAAGAACAAGGATCTCCGCCCGTACCTGAATGATCTAGTAGAGAGGTTGATGGACTAATGGCAACCTCTTTCCCCGCGCTGCTTCGCGCGGTTTATGAAGTGCTGTCCTCGGACTCCACGCTAACGAATATGGGCGTGAACGTCTATGACGAGGTACCCGAAACCGTAACCATGCCTTACGTCGAATTCGGGGAGCCTAACGAGCTGAAAGACGATGCTCACGACCGGCAAGGCGTAGACGTTGATCTCACGCTTCACGTGTGGTCCCGCTATCGGGGCTTCAAGGAAGCGGCAGACATCGTAAAGGCGCTTCACGACGCACTAGACCGGGTTCCTTTGTCCGTTGACGGGTTCACCGACGTGAGCATTGCTGCGAACGGCTCACGCTTTCACAGAGACCCGGAACCAGGCGTTCGGCATGGAGTCGCGCCGTTCCGCGTTTGGCTGACAGAAGACATTTAAGGAAGGTTAGATCATGGCTGGTTTGGACGCCTTCGGGATCACCCTTGAGCGGTCCGACATGGCAAGCACTCCGACGTTTGCCGCTATTGCCAATGTTACGAGCCTGAGCGGCCCGGAGATTGAGCGGGAGACGTACGACGTTACCGCGCATGACTCGGACTCGGGTTGGCGTGAGTTCATCGGCGGCTTGAAGGACGCCGGGGAAGTCTCCCTTGAAATCAATTTTGACGTTACGGTTCACGGCACGCTCGTTGACGACTTCGAGGATGGCGTTGCTCGGGACTACCGGGTTGTGTTCCCGAACGGAACTGATCAGTGGGAGATCAAGGCTTTCATGACCGGATTCTCTAGTGAGCACCCGGTTGACGGTAAGCAGAGCGGCGAAATCACTTTGAAGGTGACCGGTAAGCCGGTCCTCGGAACGGTTGCGTGATAAACGATGAGTTTCCTTTCCCGTGAGAACATCCTTGAGGCGAACGACGTTCCGACTGAGGATGTAGAGGTTCCCGAGTGGGGCGGCACCGTCCGAGTTCAGGCTATGACCGGCACGGAGCGAGACAAGTTTGAAGCGAGCATGGTTGGCAAGGGGAACAAGCCGAACCTTGCGAACTTCCGCGCGAAGCTTGCCGCTGCTTGCATGGTGGACGAGAACGGCGACCGGCTGTTTTCTGAGTCGGACGTGAACGCTCTCGGTAAGAAGAGTGCCGCTGCCCTTGACCGGGTAGCTACGGCTGCACAGCGTATCTCCGCTCTGTCTGCGGAGGACGTGGACGAGCTGGCGGGAAACTGAAAAGGCAGCCGGGTAGAAGGTTCGCCTTCCGCCTGGCTGCCTCTTTCGGCTGTACCGTACGCGAACTGCTCTGGCGGATGGACTCTCGCGAGCTTGCCGAGTGGCAAGCATTCGAACGGCTAGAAGGGCCGATCGGGCAGAAGCGAGACGACATCCTAGCGGCTTCACAAATTGCAGCGGTTATCAACGTAAACCGCTCCCGAAAGAAGCCTTATCCGGTAGAGGACTTCATTCCTAAATGGGATACGTCCCCGCAAACGCCAGAAGAAATGATGGACAAGATCCGCCGCATTAACGCCGCAATGGGCGGAACCGAGCGTTAGGGGGAAATCATGGCGACTATTCAAAACATGGTTGTCCGTCTTGGTATGAACCCTGACGATCTGATGAAGGGCGCGAAGCGCGCTCGGCGGTCCGTCCAGCGGTTCAAGTTCCAAGTTGACCGAACCTCGAAGTCAATTCAGGGCATGTCGGACGCTGCTTCGGGACTGGCGAAGCCTGCCGGTCTCATGTCTATGGCATCGTCCGGCATTGCCGTATCAAAGGCCATTGCTCCCGCTTCTCAGGCGCTCCTAGCGCTTCCCGGAGCTGCCTCCGTGGGTGCGGGTGCCATTGCCACCGTCAAGACGGCTACGAGCGGTCTTGGCGAAGCTATGGAGGCGCTAGCCTCCGGGGACGCAGAGAAGATCTCTGAGGCAATGGAGGGCTTGAGCCCCGCTGCGGAGGCAGCGGCCCGCTCCATGTACAGCCTGTCCGAAGGCTTCGGGCCGGTTCGAACTGCCGTACAGGATTCGGTCTTCGCGGACCTGAGCGAGCAGATAGACAACCTCAGTGGTTACACGTCGGTTCTCAAGACCGGCATGAAGGGCGTTGGTTCGGCCCTCAACGGCATGGCGAAGGACGCGCTTACAGCGGTGAATTCGCCCTTCTTCGAAGGCGTCGTTTCCGATGTGTTCGAGTCTACCGCTCAGTCTGCTAACAACCTTGCTCCGGCCGTCAAGCCTGCCGTGAACGCTCTCGGAAACCTCGTGAAGGTTGGCCTCCCGTTGGTCGAAGAGTTCACCAAGTGGGCAGGCAGCGCGCTTAAGACAAAGGCCGCTTTCCTGGCGTCCGCAGAGGGCATGACGTGGCTTCAAACCAAGCTCAGTGAAGGCCGGGTTGCATTCGAGAACCTGATCTCGATTGCCGGTAATGTGAAGTCTGCGTTGTCGGGAATCTTCGGCGCAGCGGCGGGAGACAGTGAAACTCTTCTACAGAAGATCAACCAGCTTACCGCCAGGTTTGCCGGTTGGGTAAATTCCGTGGAAGGGCAGGAACAGCTAACCGGGCTGTTCCAACAGCTCTCAGAGTTCGCTAAAGCGCTCGTTGCGATTCTTCCAATGGTCACGGGTGCGCTGATTCAAGTTGTCTCGTGGTTCAACGCTCTTCCGGCTCCGGTGAAGTCGGTAGTTGCTCAGTTCCTCGCGTGGTCGTTGTTGCTCGGACCTCTGGTGAGCAGGCTTGCTCCGGTGATTGCCACTGTCGGCAAGTTGAGTAAGAAGCTGCTTGTCTCGGCTGCTACAACCGGCACCTTCGCTAACCGAATGCTGAAGGGCTTCGGCCGGGTCATGCTCGGAGCCGCAAAGATGGCGGGCAAGGTTTCATGGGTGGTTCTCAAGGTCGTTGCTCGGCTTGCCTTCATGGCTGCCGCTGCAATGGCGCGAGCCGTTGTTATGGCTGCATCCTGGCTCGTGGCAATGGGACCGATTGGTTGGATCATTGCCGCCGTCGTTGGCCTAGTCGCTCTCGTAATCGCGAATTGGGACAAGGTCAAGAGCTGGACCATTTCCGCTTGGAACGCAACGGTTGATTTCGTGGTGAATGCCTGGAATTGGATCGTTGACGCCGTTTCGGGTGGGATCTCCAACGTGATCAGCTTTGTTAGCGGCTTGCCTGGCAAGATCCTAGGTGCTCTCGGAAACCTCGGTTCTCTCTTGCTAGATGCCGGAAAGCAAATCATGCAAGGCTTGCTTGACGGTATCGAATCCGCTTGGAAGTGGGTACAGGACAAGCTCTCTTGGATCACGGACATGATTCCGGACTGGAAGGGTCCGATCGAAGTTGACGCGAAGCTTCTTGAACCTGCCGGTGAGGCAATCATGGGCGGTTTGCAGGCCGGACTAGACGGCAAGCAAAAGGACTTGAAGCGTCAGCTTCAGGGCGTAACTCGGAGCATCGGAAACGCGGTTCGTCCTGAGTCTGCGCTTGCGGGAGTTCCTGGCGGAGGGAACGGCGGTATTACACCGGATGACCTCCGAGAGGCATTGTCCGGGCTCTCTTTCACCCTTGATGACCAATCCGGGCGTGTTATGGCGAAGGTCGTTAATCGAGTCAACACGGGTAATCGACGGAGGTAAAAAGCATGACGTACCTAGGTCCGCTAGGTGGCCTCACTCAGATTCACCCCCTGACCGAGATTGAGACCACCTCAACACGGGAAGGCGGTACACACACTCCGCTTTCCGGCCGGAAGGTCGTGGATTACCTCGGTAACCGCGCTCAGTTCAAGATGAAGTTCCGAAGGCAGACCTCGGACGAAATGGCGTTTTTGGAAGCTCTCCATCATCGTCACATCCGGGGTCCGCTTCGGCTCGTCCTGGACAGCCTCAAGAAGAACCGGCTTTCCCGTTCGGCTGCCTCCGTTGGCTTCGCCGGACGGGACACGCACGGAGTGCAACTGACAGCGGGGTCTATCGGAGCCTCCGACCTCTGGCCTTCGGAGGCTCCCCCCGCTGGACAGTCGTTGAAGTGGATTGGCTCCGGAGACGGTGACGCCGTTCGGTTTGACCGCAACGACTCTGCCCCGGTGCTTCCTGGCGAGTCCCTGAACGGCTCTCTGTACGTCCGATCGGGCTTCGCGGACACCGTCCGCCTAGTCCTGGACGAGAACCAGGGAGACAGCTACTCAGGGTCCGTCAGCGGGCCGGATACGACGCTCACCGCGAATACGTGGACTCGGCTTGATGTCCCGTACACGCAGTCTGGCGGGACCGTTGGCGTCTCGTTGGCGCTTCTTCTCGTCACGAAAGCGGACGCTTCTAGCGAGCCGCTGATTGCCGCGCCTCAAGTAGAAACCGGCGACACGGCTACCGCGTGGCAGCTAGGGGGCGGAGCCCCGATCGTCTCGGTTGGCCAAATGCCGACTTCGAGCCCGTATGTACCCCTCACCATTCCTGAATTGACGCTTATGGAGTTGTAATGCAGACACACGGAGGAACCGAAGCCGAGAACGCTATTACCTCTCGTGAGCGGTCTTTCTCCCCTCGTCTGCTGATCGACTGGAACCGTAACGGCAACTTCGATCACGAGCTTTCCGACATGTCCCGGTTCGTCTCCGTTGCGGAGACTGACCAGACCTTGAAGGGCTCCGCCCCGGATGAGTTGACCCTTATTGAGGGGGAAGCAGCGGCGGAGCTGAACGTTACCGTTGGCGGGGAGTATGACGGCTTGAACCTCGTTGCCGTCTTCTCTCCGTACAACGGGCGTTCTCCGTTCTACCTCAAGGGTCTTGTTGGGGCGGAGGTCTCGTACGCGATCGAGCTTCACACTGCCTACGGCACGGTCACCTATCAGCAGTTCCGGGGACTCTTGCGCTCCACGGAGCCGGACCGGGGGAATACCACCGTAGAGTTCAAGTGCCTTGACCGCGTAGAGGTTCTGCGAGAGGCAATCAAGCTCCCGCCGTGGGCTATCGCTCAACGGCTCTCCGAGCAAGGGATTGTTCGGGCTCAGCTCTGTGATTCGCAATGGGTGATTGACCATTGCTTGCGCGAGTGCGACACGTCGCCCACTGCGCACCGTCCGACGTACAAGCCTGAATTGGGCGTTGGCTGGGATGGACTGGACGGCGTTCACTTTTGGTGGTCGGGTACAGGCTCCGGCCTTCCTACTCAAGGATGGTTGGACAACTCCGAAACGGTCTCCGTCCCCAACACGGAGGACGGCGAACGCGAGATGTACGACACCTACGGGGCTCAAGCCTCCGAGGTGGACGGCGACGGTCCTCGTCCGCTCTGCATTAACGCTATGCCGGTCGATACCGGCAACGCCTACGACGATGGCGCGGAGTCCAAGTTTTGGGTTCAAGACCGGGACCTGATTAACACGGGCGGTACTCACTACCTCGGACTCACGCTCATTAGCGGAGGCACGAACGGGGACGCCTGGAAGAACATTTCTTACCAAGCTATCCTTATGGTCAACGTCGGTGAGGATATCGAGCTTCGAATTATCATTCACCAGGGACAGGCTTACGCGGAGCTTGCGGAGCTGGACACGGGCGATATCTACAATACCGCTCTCTTCACTATTGACGGCTCCTACGACTGGCAGACGCTCTCCGCTATCTTCGACTACACGAGCGAGACCGGCGTTCGCTGCTACTTCAACATTGGCGGGTACGCGGGAACTGACGGGTTCGTAGACTTCAACACGTCCTATCGCACTACCACCGAGGATAACCCGCTCAAGGGGCTTATCAAGGTTCACCGTTGGGTGAAGTTGCAGGACGTTGGATACGCTACGCGGAATATCTACGACCCGTCCATTGATATGAGCAACCTTCGGCGAGACGCGAAGTACCATGCTCTTCTTGATCCGGGCAACAACCGGTTTACGTACATGCCGGTTAACCAGAGCGGTTCGGATGCTTGGGACGTTATCTCTGAGGTTGCCGCTGCCGAATGGGCATCGGTTTTTTGGGACGAGGAAGGGCGCTTCCGGTTCTGGAATTACGACACGATGCTTGGCAAGCAGGACACGACTGTTCGGACGCTCTCGCTAGATGACGTGACCGGGCTCGTTGCCCGGAACTCACTAGACGGCGTGCGAAATGTTTTCAGTGTGGAGGCAACCAAGAAGGTTGCCGGAATGCAGCGCGTGTATTCAGCTCAGGACGTGAACGAGTTCTACGTTCCGGACGGCACTACCAAGCAGTTCCGCATTTGGGATCGCTCGATTATGACCGCCTACCCATACAAGGTTGAGCGGCATTCGACGGTCAGCACGGATTTCCCTTCGTGGAACGAGGATGTCCAGAACGGCTACGTTGTCCAGTGGTACAAGGATGACGGGAGCGGTAGTAACACGTGGCACGAGGATGACAGCTTTGTTGATGGCGTAGACATCTACGGCTTCTTTGATATCGAAGGCAACGTTGTTGTAGACATCCAAAACGGCTACACCGTTCCGGCTCGTCTAGCTACCGATGACGACGAAGCGGCGTTCTCCCTGTACGGGACCAAGGTTCTAGAGAACGATCCTCAGCTTTTCACAGAGCGCTTTGACGAGTCGATAGACAACTACGGCAAGCGGAATATGGAGCTGTCCGGGGACTGGTATCAAGACAAATTCCAGTCTGAAGGCATGTTGGACACAATCGCGAAGCGGACCACGGAGCCGGTTCCGGTTACGGACAACATCACGATTGCCGGTGATCCTCGTCTACAGCTTGGCGACACTATCGAAATCTACGACCCGTACGGGTTCGGGGAGATCCTGAAGGCTCAGATCCTCGGAGTCAAGCGGAATCTCGACATTGACCAGGGGCTTACAGACACGTTGACCGTGGAGCTTATCCGTCCGCCTGGTGAATGGGTTCTCGGCTCGTCTTCGTACTCGATTCTTGGCCAATCTACGGTTCTTTCCTAGGGAGACTTTATGGCGACTATGCCGACGTTTCAGGACGGCCACGTTGTTACCGCTGCCGAGTGGAACGATCACGCTACACAGATCAATACGAACACTGACGATATCGGAGTGAACGCCTCTGATATCTCCGGGCTTGATTCTCGGCTCACGACCGCCGAAGGCGATATCAGCTCGAACGACACGGATATTTCGGACCTAGACGGCAGGGTTACCACGCTCGAAGGCGACGCTCACCCGATCCGTACTCAGGCCACGGACACGGACCTTTACGGAGATGTCATCAACTCGCATAGGCGGGGAGACTGCTACAACTCCGAGGTTCTTTCGAACGGGTACATGACCGCGTTCGTCTCTGTCAGCCCGAAGACCTTCACGGCCAATGAGATGAGGCTGTGCGTTACCGCTGCCGGTGTTGAATCCGGTTCGGGTACATTCGACATCGGATTTTACAAGGGTACTTCTTTGTCGAACCTCGTTCAGCAGTACACCACGTTTGGTGTGGGTCTGGTAGACAACATCGGTATGCTTGCCATTGCCTTTGATTCCGGGATTGCGATCAACGAAGGCGATTTCGTCGGAATCGAAATGATCGCTACCGGCTGGGACACTAACCCGGATTTCAGCTCTACGCCTACCGGCTCTAATGCTGACCAGCTTATGAACGCTACCCCGTACAGCGTGTACGAGGGTTCGCGCTCGTACCCGCTAGATGACCCTATCGACATGTACGCGGCTTCTTGGACTCGTAGCAATCAAAGCTACTGGTTCGCGCTCGCTTAAGGAAGATACATGAGCCCCGCTGAACTGAACGCAATCTTCGCGTTCCTAGGCGTTGTCGTCGCCATTGCTACGGGGTGGCTGAGTCAGCAGGCGCGCAAAAAGCAGCGCGAAGCGAAAGAGCGCGCTATGGAACGGGAAGCAATTCAAACCCGCGTGAGCGAAAAGCTGGACGTGGTAGTTGGCAAGTTGGACGAGCAACGGGAAGAGCTTTCAACGATCAGGAATGACGTTACGGAGTTGAAGGCGACGGTTGCTGTTCACGATGACCGGTGGCACCGACCGCACCTGTACCCGGTTGCTTCCGAGGGAAGGTAAGAAATGGGACAGTGGTTCAACGGCAGTACACACAACCTAGCCACAATCGCCCGTGAGACCGGCTATCCGGTCGTTGAGGTGGACGGCTGGCACGACCGGGGACACGGCGGTTTCGCGGATCACGTGGGCGTTGTAGTCCTTCACCACACGGCAAGCTGTGAGCCGGAAGAGACGAGTTCGAACGCTCCCGCGCTAGACGTGGTGACGTATGGACGTTCGGACCTTGAGGGTCCGCTTGCTCACTACGTGCTTGGCTTCGACGGAACCATTTACGTGGTTGCTGCCGGGAACGCCTGGCACGCCGGTTCCGGCGGCTGGCAGGGATTCAGCGGCAACGAAACCGCCGTTGGTATTGAGGCTGAGGACTCCGGAGATGGTGATTGGACTCCGGAACAGCTAGACGCCTACCCGCGCTTGGTTGCCCGGATCTGCTGGTTTCTCGGAATTTCTGAGTCCGGCGTCTGCGGACACAAGGAGTGGACGAGCCGGAAGATTGACCCTGCCGGAATCGACATGAACAGCTTCCGGGAGGAAGTCGCCTACTACCTGGCGAACCCGGAGGAAGTGAGGAAGGAAGACATGACATACGAGGACATCAAGAACGCGGTTCGCGAGGTTCTGAACGAGGACCGGTACACGTCGCGTGTGGATGGCTCTACGGTGAAGCTGAGCGTGGTTGACAGCGTGCTTGACACGAACGCCTTCACGTACGACCTGCGTCATGGCGGGCATCAGTGCGGTTGTACCGAGTGACATAGAAGAAGCCCCCTCTCAGACCCCTAGTCAGGGTCCGGGAGGGGGCTTTTTTCGTCTCTCAGGGCTTCTCAGAGCGCCTGAATCCTAGCTTTGAGACTGCTTCGCGCGCTCCGCCTTGCGGTCCCGCTCGTATCGGTCAAGCTGCCCGGAGATCTCCCTTCGAAGCTTGTCCGGGGTCATCCGGATTCGCTCCTTCAAGTCTTGAGGGATGATCACTTCCCATTCGCTTTGGTTGTAGATCTCGAAGTAAACGCCAGCGTCAAGCAAGAGCTTGCGCCTGCCTTGAGCGTCTGAACGCTCCCATGCTTGCGCGTACGTCTCGTCCGTGTCCTTACGCTCCCACCCGGAGCGCTTTTGCGGGAGGGATTCCAGTTCTTCGCGGCGGGCAAGTAGCTTCCTCATCTTGTCCCGGTATCGGTCTTCGTCTTCCTTGCCGACGATCAACCCCATTTCGCGATCCTCGCGAAGACCTTCAATGATCCGATTGACCTTGTCCAGCTCTTCAGTGTGGTCCTCCCCCGGTACAAAGTGCCATTCGGGAACCGGTACCTCTCCGCACTCTTCAAGGAAGGTTTGTTCAAGGAGTTCTTCAACCTTCCCGGCAGGCATCCGGGCGGAGGGACACGCCTTCGGAGTCTTGCAGCACCGGTAATACCTCCACTGCTTTTCACCGCGTGTGTGGACGTTCTGAGAGGCTGCACGCTTGCAGTGTCCGCAGTATGCGACTCCCGACAACGGGGAAGCTCCGTTCACCCGGTAGGGAGCCCGCTTGCGTCCCTGAATGGCGTTCTGAAGCTGAGTCCACTTCGCGTCATCGAACGTCGGCGGAGCGAGCCGGACCGGCTCCCCTTCCTCACTGAGAACTACCCGTTCTTTCTTCGCGCCTCCGCTCGTCTTGAGTCCTTGCGTGGCTTGCGTCGTCAGAACGTTGATCACCTCGGTAGCGGACCACGCGGTTCCCTTCCGCTCGTCCTCCGGGCGCTGGTGATCCTGGTTCGTCATCCACCCTTCAGCGTTGAGCCAGTTAGCAAGCCCGTTGAAGCTCTCGCCATTGATCACGAGATCAGCCATAGCGTGAAGGAGTGCCTTCCGCTCCGGGTCTGTATCAAGACCCTTTCCCTTGCCGGATGGGTGAGGAACGATCTTGAACCCGTCCGGAGCGATACCGCCCGTCCAACGGTTCTGATGCTTGAGCGCACCGTGAGCCGCCAGCGAACGGCCCTTGAACCTCTCTAGCTCAATCTGAGCGAAGAACGAGCCGAGATAGACGAAAAGCTCAGCCATCATGGAAGCAATGTCTTTCTCTTGGCTCGAACTGTGGTAGTTCAGGACAAGACCATCGTCCGCGAAGACGAGGATCTTCCGGTGCTGCTCCATCCACTCCGCCAGCTTCACGCAATCCCGGATGCTGCGGAAGGCGCGATCAATCTTGGAGAAGATCATCACGTCCCACTCGTCTACGCGGTCCGTCAGCCACGGGCCTAGGTCTTTGCGGTCCCACGGGCTGACGGTGGCGGACACGTCTAGGTCCTCGAACGTCCCCGCGATGCCGTAGCCCTGACGGTCCGCGTAGCTCATGCCTGAGTCATGCTGTGCGTAGTGCGATACCTTCTCGGCTCCCTTGACGACGGACACACGGGCACCGACCACGGCGCGAAGTTGCTTGCTCATAGTTGGCACTCTATCAAACTCCGGTGCCCCGTCCCGAAGGTCACTCGCAAGGGTGGTGGTTCGGCCCTCCCCTACAAGCGCAGGCTTTTCGGCGAGATCGTGCGCGCGGCCGTGCGCGCGGCCGAACCGGCGGGAATCCCGGTCACGGTCAAGTTCCGGGTCGGCATCGACGACGAGCACATCACCCACCTGGACGCGGGCCGCATCGCCGAGGACACGGGTGCGGCCGCTGTGGCGCTGCACGGACGCACCGCCGCGCAGCGCTACTCCGGCACGGCCGACTGGGATCGGATCGCCCGGCTGAAGGAAACCGTGCGCGACATCCCCGTGCTCGGCAACGGGGACATCTTCAGCGCCGACGACGCGCTGAAGATGATGTCGTCCACCGGCTGTGACGGCGTGGTCGTCGGAAGGGGCTGTCTCGGACGCCCCTGGCTCTTCCGGGACCTGCAGGCCGCCTTCGCCGGGGAGCCCGTACCGGAAGGTCCCGACCTCGGAGAGGTCTCGCGCGTGGTGCGCAGGCACGCGGAACTGCTGACCGACCACATGGGCGAGCACAAGGGCGTACGCGACCTGCGCAAGCACATGGCCCAGTACCTGCGCGGGTTCCCCGTCGGCTCCGAGCTCAGGAAGCGGTTCGGCCTGGTCTCCACCCTGGCCGAACTGGACGACCTGCTGAGCGAGCTGGACCCGAGCATTCCGTTCCCGACCGAGGCCGAGGGCCCGCGCGGCAGGCAGGGCTCGGCGGGCAAGGTGGTGTTGCCGGAAGGTTGGCTGGACGACCCGGAGGACTCCTCCGTTCCGGAGGGCGCGGAGCTGGACCACAACGGGGGGTGA